CCACATCGGGCCCCGATCGCGGTTCAATGATGCCCTGCCTTCCAGAGACGACACCAGCGTGTCGATGTTCTTCTCCAGGTACATCAGCTTGCTATCAGGAAGGAAAAGTGACACGTTCTCGGTGATGCTGGACGTCTGGTAGGTGCTGGTGCTTACCTGGTTCTCCCGGATGAAGAACATATTGTCCGGGTTGACCAGCACAGAACGCCCCATGTAGGTGAGGCGAATAGATTTGAACGGCTGCCGGGTGCTCGTGAAGAACCAATTTGGATCGTCCTCGACCTGTACCATCCAAGGTGGAACGTTCCACATGATCCAGGTGGAGAAGTCCTGTTCAAAGCCTTTCGGCCTCATCACCAGGATAGGACAATAGCCGTATATCCTTTTGTAGACATTCCCCTGGGCCTGGAATTGCTTGCCGGTTTGCATGGGATTGGGACGAGCAAAAAGGCGGCGAAGCGCCTTGGCTTGAGGCTTCTGGCTCTCTTTGCCGTCGTCGTTCATGATGAACATCTTGCCGTTGACGGTGGCCTGGGCTGATTTATTGATCACCGCAGAGACGATCGGGCACTTTTGATAGGCTGTCAAAGAACTGTTGAAATTGCCCCAGACGAAGGCTTTATCAGCTCCATTTACACCGAAGAAGAAATTGCCGCGGTGATAGCGGGCAGGAACGATATCCGTGGTAATTAGCTCGGACTTTATCGTCGGCGCACGTAAGGCAGTAATAGCGTTGCCGATATTACCCTTTATCAACTGCCTGCCTGCTATCGCGAGTTTATTCATCGGTATAAATGAAAAAGCGCCAGCATCACCATTTCGGTGATACTGGCGCTCTTAAAAAGATTTCAGCGCTCTATACTTATAAGTTCCTATTTAACCGCCGCAGTAGCCGGCTTCCGGATGACAATCACATTCACATGTCCACACTTGTCGCAGCCTATTCGTCCAACCACCTCTATAGCGTTGCCTTGAATCAGCACGCTTCGGCACTTCGAACATCGGGGTTTAGCTGACGAGGTACTCATCCTGAAAATAAAAGTACATCAATTTTATGTCGGCTAAAGAAAATGGCAAAATATTTTCTTCAATTGCTAATTAAATTAGGCTTTCGATTGCATCTGCAAAATATTGTTGAGGAGCATTAGGCATAACCCCAATCCAACTGAAAGTCGACAACGCTTTTGTATTTAAGAAGGGATGCCCTTGGAAAGCAGCAGCCGGAGGAATCGCGGACGAGATCGCCATTGTCCCGCAAGCGAAAGCCATGCGGCTCCATGAGCTTCGCTATAGCAAAATATACGGGGAAGCTCCAGGATATGGTGATTTCGCCGCCCGGCACTTGGTAACCTTCCATCGTGTATTCCGCGGCACAGCTGGGACATTTTCCCGCAGCCTTTACCTTGTCCATCCAAATATGCTGGCATGCTGGACATTCGTTATTGATGTGGGGCAATTCACTGGACATGTCGATCCAGCCTTCGGGTAATTTGGTAACCATATTGGTAGGTTTACGCGGCGAACCGCATTGAATAACTGTGTTCAAAATATCTGATGGCCGCAATCAGGTGATCTGGCTTGTCGTCGACCGGCTCGCCGGTAGATACTTCGTTTCCTGTCAGCTGGTCGATGGCAGTCTTCCAGATGTAGCTCTTTATCTCATCCTCCAGGTTAGAGGAATTGACGTAGTAGCCGTTATATCGCTTTACGCTGCTGATAGAGGCTACGACACTATTGGGACCCTTCTTCGCCATCCTGTAGGGGACACCCAAGCGTCTGAGCTTATTGGACATGGCCTTGTCGTGGTCACCCCAGATCATAGTAGATTTCGTCATCCCGTTGGCCACCAGGATGTTTTTAATGTAGCCTTCGATGGTCATGGGCTTTCCGTTGGCATCCTTCAATCCCTTCTCGTTGATCTCGTCCTGGATTTCATCGTTTGATTTGTACAGCAACTCCTGGTAGTAGTGATCTTTCCCGTTGATGCAGACCTTGACGATCGTCGTCTTATCCGTTGTATATCCGATATCCATCCCAAAGCCGAACTCGCACCCGTCAGGTATCTTGTCTACCTTCTTGAATCTGAATATGACACCCTGGATTTGTCCCGTCTGTCCCCTGGCATATACCCGAAAGCGCTCTGGGTCGCTGATATTCTCGTATGCTGCGTGCTCCTCCTCCGACAGGAACGGGTTATGCCGATGGTCGACGATAAAGCGCTGGACATGTCCAACAAACTGCGCCTCTCCGCCGTCAACCAGCTTTGCATGGCACCAGAAAGCAAAAGTAGGATTGAAATCGAGGATCACCTCCTTCCGACATTTACGCTGCAGCTCCCAGAATAAATTGTAAGACAGTAGGTTTGCCTCGTTCAGGAATAGATAGTCCCATTCCGCACCTCGGGCGTCCTGATCATCTTCAAAGGCAACAAACGATAGGACAGATCCATTGGTGAAATGATATTCGCGATCGGTTTTATTAAAGAAAGCGATGTACGGCTCAATCTGCGGGTGATTCGCGACATACCGTTTGAACGCCCGCATAGCACCCCTTTTAAGGTTGGGGACGTCCAGCCCAACCACTCCTGCCAAAGACCCTTTGTACTGAATACACTTCATGGCCAGCCGCTGCAATATTGTCACGGTCTTGCCTGCATCGCCGCCGCCCTGAACGACCCGGATCTTCTTCTGACACGCCTCCAGTTTAATGAACAATGGCCCGGTCAGTAACGGCGGCCTGTTCTTTGAGAGATAAAGCTCATAGGGTGCGGCGTATCGCATCAGTCCTCCGTTTCTTTGATCTCTAACTCGTCGTCGTCGGTGTTACCGAGATCCTGGCCGAGCGACCTTTTGACCAGTATAAACTTCGCAGGTTGCGGCTCTACATCGTTCCCATTCTTATCTACATGCCGCGCTTCCTGCTTGTCAGCTAACCCCAATTCACGAGCAATTAAATTTGCGTTGAATGCCCCAACTGCCGCACCTTCAAACTTTTGCGCGAAGATCGTCTCGCGTATGCGTGTAATGATCTGGCAATAATCTTTTGACGCATCATCCTTTCTGCCTTCCAACGATTTTTCAAACTTGTTGAAGTATACTGTATTCACGTGCAGGAAAAGGCATAGCCCCTGCATTGTGTAAGGGCGAGCAGTTGGCACTTTGATGATCTCGCCGGCCATATCGCCAGACTTAACCGCCTCGTTTTTCCACCATGGATGCGCATCTACCCAGTTAAAATACTCCGTGGCTGCCTGCCACAATATCTCAGGGGTTTCGAATATTCTGTCGCGTCCATGCTTCGAACGCTGTTTCCAGAATTGATTTCCATTAGGGGCTCCCATAATAAACCTAATTTAATTAGTATTCAGTTCGCTAATCTCATTAGCAAGTTAACCCTTCGCTTCCGATTCCCAAAACGAGGTCTACGATCTTCTGAGCATCCGGCGACGCATTCATGTACTTATCCTCCAATGGGTACGCCATCTGGATCATAAATATCTCTTCCTGGTTGTTCATTTCAAACCCCGGGTTTGCGATGAAGCTGAGAAGGTTTGTAATTTGAAATATAGAACTGATGAGGGGAAGCATCGTGATATCCGGGTTTGCCCGGCCTTCTTCCCATGAACCATAAGCCTTGTGCGTGACGCTCAGGAGATCAGCGGCTTTTTGTTGGCTCCAGCCAAAATACTTTCGGGCTTTGATCAAATTTTGGGAAATTACTGGCCTTTCTTCCATTTTCATGGTCTTTACTTTTAATAGGTTATTAAGAATTATTATCAAAAATCCGGTCGTGATACCCGTGGCAGGCCGGAGGGCTGACTATATCTTATACTGCCAGAGATTTGCCCAATGGCTCGAACGCCGACATTCCTGCTATGATACGCGTCATCTTGTGGATCAGGTCTTCGTGTATGGCTATGCTTACGCGAAAGCCCTCTGCGGTGATATACATATCCTTATCGATGGCTTCCTGCTGAAGCTGCTTTGCCTTTCCTATGATGTGCCTGGAACTGCTAATCATCTGTTCGAGTTGCTCCGTCATGAACCTAATTTGCTTTGACATAACTACTGTTTTAAAAAAGACTCAGCCAGCAACCTGATCCGGCTTTCGTCGCTGTATTGTTCTTGAATTGCAGTCAGCGGATCGATGATGCCATGGGATTGCGACGCCTTCAGGCCCAGCATATCGATAATGGGTGGATCCGATCCATACTCCGATACCAGGAAATAAGCTGTTACCTGCTCGGGCTGACCGTCCCTATCAACCCTGGTGATCAGCTGATCGTGCACCTTAGGGG